GGTTTAGGCCGCGAAAGCGCGGACAAAAAAAAAGACCGAGCACTTGGCTCGGCCTTCAAGGGGAACCTAACAAATGTTAGGGCGAGGTGCTCAGAACATCCTGCAATTTAGCGGCGTACCAAGCCAGCTTACCGGCATCAAGGACTGCGGTCCCCTTGCTACCAATACGTGAGCCGTACTTAAGTATGTTGCCCTTCAAGTAACCAACAAACTCATCACGGGTGAGCTTGGCTTGGATGAAGTCAATCGTCTCAATCCCACCCACCATATAGTGAGGAGGATGATCGACCATGTTGACCACCAACGGCTTCACCTTGGGCAGTGTATCGGGGCGCTGAAGCAACTCGGTGAGCTTGTCGTACACAGCAGGGGTTTTACTTACTGCCGCTTTATTTTTACGCTTGAGCTTAGCCACGCGACCTTTGTCGTACTTGCGTACTGCATACACCAGAGCAGTATTAGTACCCAACACCTCGGCTACCTTCTGGGCTTTCTCTTTGGGGTTGGTTCTAAGATATTCACGGATCTTCGCGCTCATCGTGAGCTTTTTAGGTTCAACATTCGGTACCACTTGGGACTCCACTAGTTTGGTTACGGACGTAGTCGGCAAGAATTTCACGCATCTTGGCTTGCTTGCTGGTAGGGTGGTGCAGAGCAAAGTACTCCACAACCTCCCTGCTCAGACGCAGGCTCGTGCTAAAAAGGGCTGGCTTCTTGCCAAGACCACGCCCCTTTCGCTTTGGTTTATCAGGCTCCATAAGGTTCCTTTCTTCTCTGGATGTGAGTGGCTAAGATCCATCGGTCACCCAATTGACGAACCGATTTCACCCATTGTTTCTGGTTGTGGCGTTGCGTGTGCATGGGAACATAGTCCACGGCAAACAACTCCCGAACGTGCTTTAGCATCCGTATATCCATGACTCTCTCCTAACATTTGTTAGCGTTATTGGGCGACTTCGGGCGTGATGATGAAGGTTGTATCGCTAGCTCGAAACCCCATGCCTTCGATACATTGGCCTTCATCCACTAGCTTGAGCATGCCTAGCTTGCGGCGTATGTCCTCGGACAGGTCTTCATCTGTTGAAGTTGATATTGTATCACCAACCTTGACAATGTAGTGTGTATCTTCTTTGATGATAAAAATAGTTTTCCTAGACTCGTGCAGATCACAGACAAACTTGAAGGTGCTATGGTCGAGGTTGTGCTTGTCTACGATGTTCCGAGAAGTTAGTGCTGACGGGAATTGCCCTACGTACAGGTCCATGTTAGCTAGTATGAAGTCCTCGGCTTTGTCGAAGAACCTCTTCTTGGCTCGTTGAAGTTCGCCAACCACGTTCCAGTTGGCAGTCATAAGGCTATTAGCCGCAGCAACCCCCAGCTTCTCAACCTTCTCGGCGTCGGGCATACGATAGAAGTTCTTGCGTATCATCATCGTAGCTTTCTTGACATCCTCAGTACGATACGAACGCCCACTCTTGCGGCCCGCCGACACCCTGTCGTTTTCTACATAGACCTTGTAGCTACGTCCAACGTAAGTAATACCAACGCTACCAAGACACTCGTTGCCTTCGTAGATAAAGAAGTCGGTGATGATCCGAACATCTTTACCATCCTCAGTCTGGCTAAGCCCCCTTGTGTGTTGCGGTACGAACGTCCAAGGCTTGTCTTTCAACGGGAACAGAACTTCGTAGACTGCCAAGTTAGTCTGGTAACTGTAGTCCTTCATGTTCAAGGGCTTCTTATCTATCGCTAGCTGTACGTTGGGTAAGCTAAGTAGATTGTGATTGACGTTGTATCCGCATTGAGAAATTGCCATCATGCTGACTCCTTACATTTGTTAGGTCTGGGTGGACTTGTGGACTTACCAATCAAACTTGCTGAGGATCGAATCGACCTTGGCCTTCATCGACTCACGCACCATCGGTGATTCTTTGATCACTTCAATATCTGCACCGACTAACGTAACCTCTAGCTGACGTCGAGCGTCCTCTAGTTTCGGATCATTAGTGATATTGAGCTTGGTCAAGAGGCCACACAGTTCTTGGGCATTGGTAATCAGCGACTCGTGATACCGCCGCTTCGGACCATCATCGTCGGTGACAGGCTCATCCGTTAGCTTCTCGCTAATACCTACCAGCGTAGAGTGAAGTCGCTCCCACGGCTCACGCATCGCATCGACCATGCGGGTCTGGAACTGCTGCTCATACGTAGCCTTGATGGACTCCAACTCCTCGTTGCTTACGTCCAGTCGGAAGTCGCCCGCCTCGGGCAACGGTGAGTACACGTAGCGGAACCCAAACTTGGCACGCACTTCATCAAGCGACGGGTAGTCCTCGGCCTTGTACATCTTGCCCAACCTAGTCGGCGCGTCCTGAACAAGTTGGTTGTACGCAGTAAAGAACCTGTTGCACAACCCGTTGAACTCGGCCTCGGCTTGGTTGATGAACGCCTTGTGCTCCATGAATAGCTTGGTCGCAAGTAGCCGCTCGCCCTTGTCTGCCCACGGCAGGGTCAACTTGATGTTGGTGACTCGGCACTTCGCTGCAAACTTCTCGATGTCTTTGCGTAGGTGCGTACCTGCGAACAGATTCTTCTTGGTCTGTGACGCATCGTGTGTAGCCAAAGCGTCGTTGTTAACTTGGTCGGTGACCTCACGGTCGATCTTCGATGCGGGCCACACGCTGATGTTGAGGCTTACCAATACTGCTGATGATGCAATGCTCATGCTCTACTCCTTAGATTTAATTACGAACACAACTAACAATTGTTAGGACTTCTCGGGCTTACCAGCCAGCTTCGCCATGTTGTACAGCGAGTCGGGCAAGACGCGAATATTGAAACGTTCATCATTGTTGTACACGTGGTGCGTGTTGTCCTGCCCACCACCGTGGTACTTCTCCTCATACATCTCTGCCCTACTGACAATCTCAGCAAGGACAAGAGCGTCCTTAACGTCCACCACGTAGGACTTGTAGCCCATCTCAAAAGTTACCTTCGCCATTTCAGTTCTCCACGTGAACAGTTTTACCAATAGGAGAAACCACTTGGTTGCCCCCAACGATGCACCACAGAACCGGACACGGCCATGCACCACCCCAATCAGAACCAACGTAGCCATCGGTCAGAACCACGGCGCATTCAGGTTCGATGCGATGCTTGCCCATATACTTGGTGATGCAAGACGGTGAAGTACCTCCTCCACCTTTCGGTCGAGTTGATTGAATAAGATTAGAAGAATCAGTGCCGGTATAAGTTTCATGTGCCGCTACCTCAGAGTCCCAGTAAATAAGATCGATCACTTCAGGGCTAACCAAATCACAGATAGAACTAACTTCTGTTAGGAAGCCGTTAAGCTCCGGCCCGCCAATAGACCCGCTTGTATCTACTGCGATAAGGATTCGACCAACCCGCTCGGAGATCATCGTCGGCAGGTATACGTCCGAACCAATGAACCTACGGTTGGGGCGTCGCCAGCTTGAGTTGTCCTTACCCGCGCATACAGAGCGGACGAACTCGGCCAAGACCTCACGCCAGTTAACCTGAGGTTTGAGCATCTCGCCCAAGTCACGCGCCAGCCCACCCGCCCCTTCACCGTTGAGCTTGCGGTCGTTGATGATCCCTTGACGGATGGCTTGGTCAATCTCACGCTCAAGCTCCTTAGCTTCGTCCTCGCTAAGTTCTTCAGCTTCGTCCCACCCATGCTCATCGAATCCCTCCTCGTCGGGGTTACCCTCACCACCCTCACCGCCCTCACTCTCCTGCTTGAGAATGTCGAACACCTGCTTGGAGTTCATCCCACGGAACCGCTCATCGACCAGCCCCATGATCTTCCCCTTCAGCGGCCCATCCTTGTACTTAGGCATGGCGATGTACTCCTCGATTGGGTCGAGGTCACGCAACATGATGTTAATGACGTAATCACACGCCATATTCGCCAGCTTGTGGTTCTCCTTGTGCAGCTTGCGCCACGTAGTGAGGTGCCGATACATCTTGTGGCCCACCTCGTGCAGTCGCACGAACGCCAACTCCTTCTCGTCTAAGCTCTTCACAAACGCACGCCCATACATCTCGTCGCGCCCGTTGGTCTTGGCAGTTGGGACGTTGTCGGCGATGTAGGTTTTCCCAACCATAAGCAAGCCACTCAACAGAGCAAACTTAGGGTTACGTATAAGAGTGATAGTCACTCGTTGGAGCTTGCGCTCCTCGGTCATGGCACTACCTAACATTTGTTAGTTCTCCTCTGGTTGTGTTGATCACAGCAGGTCTTGGTTATTCGCTACCCAGTCACTAAAGGCTTTGTTGCCAAACGCAATGCTCTGCTTGGCCTTGTTCTTGGCGATGTTGATAGCAAACGATGCTTGCCACTCGGGACTGAACCGACCCAAGTAGTCCATGAACGCAGTCATAGTCTCCTTCGTTACCTTAGCGATAGCACCGTACACAGTAACTGCACATGCGCCGGGCATATCAGGCACGTTCGCCCCCTTGGGATTGGCAATGATCGACTCCCACGCTGGTAGCTGGTCGGCGTAGGCAATGAAGGCTTGAAGGTCACGAGCGGCAGACTCACCCACCGTACCCGTAAGGGCAGCAATCGTTGCGTCTACGGAATTGTTAGCTCGCTCCACCACGATATTGCTCGCCAGCTCAAGGGTACGTGGGCATACGTACGCAGACTGAACCGACTTAGGATTGAAGATGTACGGGTTGTCTCCCGCACCACCATCGAGGTAGCTTGCCAACACCTGCGGATACCGATGCACCCAAGCACAGACCTCGGGAGCGATCCCACCTTTACCCTGTGCCCAGTCGAGCCATTCTTCCGATGAAGGTTTACGCACCACAACCCGAGTAACACGTGCCCGAGTATGGGCAGGGAGCGAGTCGTTAACACCATCGGACTCGAGATTACCAGTCAGGAAGATGATCGACCCACTCGGCACCGACACATCACCGAGCCGTGGGTTGACCACCTCAAGCAATGGGTGGAGCATGTTCTTCACCGGGGTCGCGCCCTTACTGAACTCGTCGAGCATGATGCACACGGGCTTGCCATTCTCCAGCTTGAACCGACTGTTGGGGTAGTACTTGGTTGTCTTGGTGGTGTGATCGACCACCGGCATAGCGATGTCACCTAGGTCCATGTTAGGCACATCAATGTAGGCATAGTCCATGCCGACCCGCTCGGCGAGACGCTTGAGCATGGAGGACTTACCGATCCCCGGCTCACCGGCCAGAAGGAAACGGTTACTGCGGATGCTTGCGATGAGGCTCTCGGCCTCGGACAGGGTTACGGTCTTACCAAAGTTGACTTCTTGCTTAGCCATGATGAACTCCTAATTAACTAACGACACTAACGAACATCTAACAATTGTTAGGTAAGGGCTAACCCCTACCTGCTTCTAACGAATTCCCACTCAAGTATATATTATACCACAAAGTTATCCCAATGTCAAGTTTTTAGCCATGCTCTCTGTCCAACCATTGGGTGTAGTTCCAGTTGGGCACCTGCCCCTGCTTGAATGTGACTAACTCAAACACCTCCTTGCTGTGCCATTGAAAGAGCAGTCGGTCCAAGGTCTTTAAGAGGTCGGTTGGTACGCAACGTATGTACTTCTCACCACCTACCGTAGCTCCAACGCCGCAGCTATATGCAACCAACAGGAACCCCATGTGGAAGCTCTCGTGCTTTTCTCCCTCACCCCTAACAAATGTTAGGAGCCGCTCCATCTGTGCAGTCCACTCGGCGTGGCGGTTACGTGTGACCTTCTTGACCTCGCCCCCGCTCCAGTCGTTCTCCTCTGTCACACCAATCGGTGGTTTGAAGAGCAGGAACTTACTGCGTTGGGGTGCGTATATCTCGCCGGTCTTTGGATGAATTGGCACTACAACTAGATCCATCTCTGACAGTGGGATGTCGATCACCTTGGCTCTACTCACGTTGTTGTAAGCCCGCTCGTAAAGCTCTTCTGTGCGCAACGACACCATCGCCTTCACATACCTATAGAACTCACCGTACTGCTTACGTATGGCGTTAGTAGCTTTACGATTAAGCCGCCACCCCTGCATAGCCGCTTCGCTAACAATTGTTAGGGCCCCACCCTCTGGCTTGACGATTAACGGCACACCTACTGTGAGCGCAACTTTCTCACCGTTCTTAAACGTCAATCTCAACGCACGTTTGTGCATGTCTGCGTCGGCTATGTAGTTCCACAACAGGTTCCTAATGAAGTACGCCTCGGTTACGTCCCCCCACCGCATGATTTTGCCCCCCGGCCCTATGCCAGACACAAGCGCGATAGTGCCATCGGGTTTGTACGTAACGACTGGTCTGTCATACAGGTAAGCAACGATGTTCTCGCCTTGCTTACGTATGTCGAACGCACTGTGATAGCGCCTCTCACCCAACGGAATACGGTCACGCCCCCTGATCGGGGGGGTTTTGCTAACAAATGTTAGGGCTTCGGCGTAGCTATATATTGGTTGGATTGAATCGTAGCTTGCGTAACTCATAGCACCCCCAACACAACAAGAGTTAATAAAACAACCAGCCCCACGGCTGAGATGACACCAATCACGGTGTCCCACTTATTACTGCTCATCATCAAACTCCTCTATTTCGAATTGCACTTGCTTGGCTTTCTGTATCAACGCTTTTAGTTGGTCTAAATCTGCACGCGCCTCTTTGAGCTTGCCGCTCTCTACGTGGGTTGCCGCTACTTCGCAC